AAGTCCCTGTCGGGTGCATATTACACGCTGCCTGACAATGCCGTATATTGTCAGTCAGCCTGTAGGAGGCTGCCCCGCCGCAGCTCTCTCAATCGCTGTACTGCTACGCACTGACATTGTCAGGTAGACTGCCTGCGTATTTGCAGCTCTTCGAGATTTCAGGAACTCAGCGCATTGTCAGTCTCACGCTGTTCAGTTGCTAAATCGCCGCCTTGATAAAACGGACAGAAAAGATGAAAATAAATGAAAATAGTTTTGTAACCGCTTGCAGCGGAGCCTATTCACCTAAGATTTGTTTCTCTAACCATTGCTGGTCTAGCGGCTTTTTAGCTTGCCTCGAACTAAGTCGGCGGTTACGCCGAGCGACGGCGTAACCGCTATCGTCATTCGCGTATCTACCTGACAATGCCTCTAGGCTCTCATCGCGTCTCAGCGGTGCCTTTAGGTGTAGCTGTGACGCCGCCGCCTTCATCTGGCGACTGTTAGCCGTCGTCAATGCTCCTACTGGGAAAGCGACCCAGACACGCCCGATACCACGCACTTTATGCCTTGCCAGCATCTCTAGTACTACTAGGTCATTAGGATAGTCAGGATTGGCGTAGTGGCGCTTAGCTACCTTACCGTAGCAACTGATCATCAACTCGCCGTCGGTGTAGCGCAACCAACCATCTAACCACCGCCTATAAACTGGTGCGACGGCTAGTGCCTTTCCACTGCCCCAATGGGGCGGGATCTTGTAGCGCGTATAATCTGGGATTGTCAGTCTCCCGCCAACTGGTAGAGCTGAGGCGTCAAGCGTCGTCGCTGATAACTCTTGATCAGGTTGTGCCAGTCCGTAGTTTACAGACGGCTTCCCGCTTCCCGCTTTGGTGTCGATTCGCGCCGTCCATGTACTGTCGAGTAATAGCGTCAGAGGTAGACCGCCGCCTTCATCGTCTAGCGCTGGGTCAAACTGGGGCTGAACTGGTGGCGCGGGGTCAGGCGTGATCGGCTCTGGCGACCCCCCGATCCGCGCCGCTTCATGACCGCTCAGATCCTGCACCTTGGCGCGGAATGCCGCTCTATTGTCAGGTAACCGTGTGCCTGACAATCCTACAGGCTCCCCGTCTAGCCTAGTCTTCTGGTCTGGATTGTCGGTCAAAACGGTATAGCGTCCATAAAGAAACTGGCTGGCAGTGGCAACCCTAAGCCCTGCACCATCTGGTTACTGACAATCTGCCAACTGCCTATCGGTGGTGGGTGGATTGTCAGCTTATCAACTACCACCTCATGCGGGAGCTGTAGATCCACTGGGTAAACGGCTGGTGTGGTCTGGTTAGGAAAGGTGTTTGCTGGTAGCGTTACCAACGCGATAAGCGCGTCAACATTATCACCTGTCCACTCATACTCAGCGGTAAACGGATGATGTTCCCGCAACACCTCAACCAACCGCTCGAACAACTCATAAGCCCGACAATCATGGTATCCGACTGGGTGTGTATCGTGTGGCATATCTGGTGTACCTAAGTCACTAACCAGATCAAACACCCACACTAAACGGTGTTGGTCACCTGTCAGTACCTCTAGTGATTCCCTTACCAACTGGTACCCTCTCCCTACTGGTACTACTAGATCTGTCGTTACATGTTCTGCCATATTAGTGGGCTTGGGGTGGTGCTTGTTCGCGTACTCAACCACGATGTCGTGTATCCGTTCGCACCACTCACCTGCTGGGTAGACTGCCTTTAGATGCTTAGGCGCTCCTCCTGACCTCTTAGGCTTCATCTCATAGGCTGGGGCTTCTCCATTGTTAGCGCTCCTCCACTCCCTGCTAATACGCTTACCGACTGCCCACGCCATCTGTTTGCTGTACTCATATCCTGATAGGTCTATGCACTCTACTACTGAGTATGTCTTACTCATCTGTTGTTCCCTCTTCTGACATTATAGGAGCTTCATCACCCCACGCATCCCAATGTGGTGTGGCCTCCCTCGCGAATAGCTCAATGCGTTTGACCTCTTGATCTCCAACAAACAACTGCTCTATCCTTTGACGGGCTGTGGTTGGCTTCTTTGAATGCTGTCCCACTGGTTCAAGTATCACTGAATGCACACTGGCTGACTGTCGCTTCAATCCCTTACCACGCTTAGCTAAGATGCAGATCTCTGCGTTGCTTCTGCTGTAGTACCCCATGCCCCAAAACAGGCTGGGTGTGCGCTTGTTCTGCTTCACCCATGTAAACAGATTCGTCTTGTACTTGAACCCCCAACTATCTAAGACTGCTAAACCTTCTGTAAGTAGCGGGAAGGTAATCCACATGCACAAGACCGCATCCTTACTGACAATCTCACTCACTGGTAGACGCTTCAGATCCTCTATCGTCATGAGATCATATTTCTCACCTACCCACCGCTGTTTGTTGGTGTATGTCCACGGTGGGTCTGCATAGACTATCTGGTAGTCATTCCCCTTTAGCTTTTCCATCGTTGGCTTTGTCGTCACTGGCTACCTCTTGCTGTTCATCATCTGGTAGTAGTGGTTCTGTCGCTGGGTGTGTCACGCTTGCCAACGGTAGAGCGTCACCTTCACCATTGTCAGTTATGGCTACAGCCACCCTAGCCTCTGCGAGCGCTCTCGCCATTGCGTCAATGTCTCCCTGCTTCAAGACCTCGCCTTCAAGCGCTAAACTGCCCTTGCTGGCTACCTTATGCGTCTCCCTGTCCAGCTCTGCTGACCTTATAGTGACATCAAGCACATGATCGCGCTTCTGGCTCACCCGCTTATCTAACGCTACGAATGCACCGACCGCACCCTCTAGGCTCTTAGGCATAGCTGGATCGATGCCTTTGGTGGCGTCTCCCATAATCTTCTCAAGCACTGTAGACTTCAGGCTCTCTAAGTCACCGATCTCTTTGATCTCTGACTGCACTGCTGTTGTCTGTGCGTGTGCGGTTACACGCTTTCGCACCTCTTCCCAATGCTCATCACGGCGCTTGCGCCACCCTGCTTTCGTCGCCCAACTGCTGAAAGTCGCATACTGCACGACATCGCAGATCATCGGGTCATGCTCTCCATCACCTACCCGCTCTGTCTCCCATATCTGTCGATAGCTGGCACCCGCTCGTTGTAGGTACCTTGTGAACCCTCTGAACTGTGCTTTTAGTCTTAGCTCTTGGGTTGACGCCGCTCGCTTCTTTTTACTTGGTGGTTTCGCCTTTCGACCTGCCATGATAGCCTCCCTGCTATTAGCTTCTAAGCATTATAGCATGTAACGCCATACAGGCTGCATCTGCCAGCCCTGAATGTGGTTTGCGCCGCCTACCCCATGTCAACTCTAGATCTGGTAACTCTCGTTGACACTTTGCCACCGCTCTTGCTTTTGTGTCCTGACCTTGAACGCCCTTCAGCACCTCGGTCTGCCACTTGCGCGGCCTGACAATGTCGTAGGGGATACCACTAGCGACTAGCGCCATTTCCATCGCGCCGTATGATCGCCCTGCATTGAACGCTGTACTACGGCCTTCCCCCGGAAATACCTGCGCGTGTTCTAGCACTGCGAATATATCCTCGTCTGCCTCTTTCCATTCTCTGAATAAGCGCATTGTCAGTCTCATGTCCAGCACACGCTTACGGCCCCGCCGCCCATTCCGCGTCACGCCGACATCCATCACTGGCATAACTTCGGCGCTTACGATTTTCATTTTGCCGTCTATGACCACGATCCCACCGTCTGCACCGTTATCTATTCCGATTCTTAGCATCTCTCTATCTCCTTGATAACACTGTGATTGTCAGCGTCTCGACTGACCTCTACTGTTCTAGGCAACACCGCTGATAGCCTCGGATCGTGATCAACTACCACGACATCGGCAACGCCTGAACCGTGTAGCGCGTGTACGACTGCCGCCTTGCCTGCTTCGTCCATACCGCTAAACACCTCTTCATCAAGTACAAGTAGACTGAGACTCAACCCGCCCTTACTGAATGCCGCCGCAACGCCTAGATCAACTGCCATGTTTATTCGGCGTCTCTCCCCTCCACTATAGGTGAGTAGGTCACGGGTTATGCCGTCCATCGTCACTGTGGTGCCTATCTTCTCTTTCTCTTGGTCTTCTGGAAACTCTACCGCTATCCTGTTGTCAGATAAAACGGTTAGCCACTCGTTTGCCGCCTTCTCGATAGCCGCCAGCGAACCGCTTGCCATGTGTGCCCTTACGCCTCTGGGGTGCAACGCATCTTGCCACGCTTGCGCCTTAGCCTCTTCAGCTAACTGGGTAGCTGTCATTTCTCGCAATAGCGCTGCCTCTCTCGTCAGCGCTTGCCGCTGTTCTACTGCCCTACGGTATGCGACGGCGTAGGGATTGTCAGCGCCGTCCTCTGCCTCTAGTCGCCGTTTAGCTGTCTCCAGCGCTAACTTTGCCAATGGCTCTTTTGCCTGCGCGTGTGGAATCTTGTCGATAGACGCCTGCCACGATTCGATTTCTGACTGCAACCACTCGTTAGCCGCTGTCATAGCCTCTTCTGCTGTCTGTAAGTAGTTAGCCGCCTCTTGGGCTGGTGGTGTGGCGTCTGCCACCTCCTGACGCGCTGTAGCTGCCTTCTGGGCTATTGGCGCACCTTCTGCCACCGCTTGACCGCAAGTTGGACACTCGCACCCAACTTCTAACCCCTGCAACCTGTCATTCTCAACGGTTGCTCATGCAGTTTGTTGCTTGCCGCTTGGCACTCTTCACGGGCTGCTGTCACCGCCTGCTGGTAGGGTGTGAAGTCTAAGGCTGGCTTGCTGGCCTCTAACTCTTGCCGCCGCTTCCGATCTGCTGTAGCTGTGGCGTCTGTGGTTACGGCGTCGTCGTAGGCTTTCTGGTGGCTCTCGACATCTGCTGAACAGATCATTAGTCGCTTTGTGCGGCCTGCTGTCCATTCGTCCATATCTGTCTTCAGGCTGGCTACCCTCACACCTATGGCACGACGCTGTAGGTCTTCAGATCTTCTGCTGTATTCCAACGCTTTCGCACCTGCTGCTTTTCGCATAGCTAATGCCCTGTCGTATGCCTTTGTGAGACTATCAGCGCCACTAATAGCGTCTAGCACCTCACGCTTTTTACTGTCGGTCGCCTCGCTGAACGCCCAAAGATCGCCCTGCCCCCTGACAACTGTCCTAGTGAATACCTCCCAACTCGCTCCAACGATAGCCTCAATGGCCTCGTCACTGGCGTCAATGTCATTGGTTTTGTCACCGTCAATCCTTACGATTCGCAGATCGCCCTTACGCTTTCTGGGCTTCTGTCGCGTTATCTCGTAGGCTGTCCCGCTGTCTGGGTCTGACAATCTCACGGTTACCACAACTTGTGGCGCGTCGTCTGATATAACATGGTCGCCGCGTAGCACTTTGACGCCGCCGCCCATTCTTTCAGGAGCTGTCTTGTCGTATAGGCACCATGTCAACGCCTTGCTGACTACTGTTGATTTCCCTGCGCCGTTAGCACCTGTAATGGCTACTGGCCCTCTACCGCCTAGTACCAATGTCTGAGGCTTGCTGTAGCTACCAAAGCCTTCGACACTTATGCTGTCAACGATCAACCCCATAGCGCCGCCTGCTCTGCCCACTCACGCAACGATTCTGGATCTGGCCGCTGAGCGTCTGTACCGAATACCCGTCGGGTATACTCACATGCTTTCTCGAATGGTGATCCCTCGTCTGAGATTGTCACCCTCTCAGCGTTGTTTGACCTGCTGACAATGCTGGCACCTGACAATCCAGCCTGTCGTATTGCCTTGGATTTCTTTACCTCGTCGCGACTGGCTGTTGTCACGATTCGCACCTTGTCGCCGTCGCGGTATCCCTCTGGGATTACTGGCTTTTCTCCATGTTGCCACTCGACTGTCCAATGTCTCGGTGCCATGACCTGCTCGAACGGGATTCGTCGTGGCCTTAGCTCACCGTCCCACGCCAGCCACCCTTTGATCTGTCCCTCTTCTGCGAATGTCGTCTGGTACGGACTGCCACAATAGATGATTGGGCCGATGTTCTGGGGTGCGTGATAGTGCCCGCTCACGCATAGCTTTGCGGTCATGCGTCCACAGTCTAAGCCGTCGGTGTCACGCCTCATGTTGTTGAGATAGCTGCCCCTCCAACCTTGATGCGTCCACCAAACATCGGCTGTTAGCCCCTCGATTTCTTGCCAGAATGTAGACGGTGGTAGATACGGCACGCACAACCCAATGTCAGTTACTGTCGGCTCACTGATCACCCTACAACTGCCACCTGCTAACGCTTCCAAGGCGTTACGCTTGCCGTCGTACTGGTCATGATTGCCCGCTATGATTGTCAGGCTCGATGGCCACGCTTGCACCATGTCTCGGAGGCGATTGAATGTTGGCATGTCAACGGTTTTAGGCTGATCGAATATATCGCCGACTAGCACTGTAAAGCCGCCCCTCTCTTCGGCGTCTTCTCTTAGCTCGCGCAAGGCGCTGAATACCCACTCGGCTGTCTTCGGCGTCAGGTGAAGATCACTGGTTGCTCTACCTATCAACTTCCCCCCTCCAAGTAGATTTCTCGTAGCTCTTTTGCTAGGTCTGGATTGTCAGTCATAAGTTCTCGCAACTCGAACCAACCTCTGAAAGATCTGTCGGCGTCTCCCATTATCGTCTCGCTGGTGAAGCGGCTCCACCCGCCTGAAGCTCGAATGATTCCCCGCTCTTTCAGGTCTTCGTGAATAGCCCATGCGTCGTCGGCACCCTGTCCAAAAAACAACCCGTAGCGCTCTGTTCTGAACGGGTCTGCGAGTTTATTCTTGGCTATCTTGATCAACACCTCTTGCCCGCATGGTGGGTGCCCCTGTGCCCTGCTTTTTCCGGGACTATAAATGTCACCGCGTTTGTCAACCTCAACTCGGATAGTCGTGTGATATTTGATGCCACCGCCGCCGTATGTCTCGGACTGCTTACCCCATTGCGGCCTTCCACCTATACTCAGCTTTTCGTATCGCTGGTTGACCAACACGATGCCGATAGCCTCATCATCTATCAACTGGATTAGCCGTCTTAGATTGCGTCTAATCACCTTCGCCGCTGTTGCTGGGTGGACATCCCGCGCTGAGCCTTCCAGCTCTTTCTCTGTCGCTGTTCCTGCCACTGAATCCCAACCTACGATGATCGGCCTGTCTGCTGGCTGGCACATCGGATTTTCAACACCTGCCAACCAATCTTTGATAGCTGCATTCTTTTCTGCTGTCGTCTCAGCGTGTACGACGCATGGCCTCAACGCCTCACGGCTGGGTTTATCCCTGACACCTCCTGCCTGTAGACCTTTCGACCGTTGCCACTCCATCAGTGCCGCCGCATGTGCCCTTGTCCATGTAGACAGATTATAGCTAACCGTGGCCTTACCTGTGTTTGGGTCACAGACCACATATTTTAGCGAACCCAACGGCGGGACTTTGACGCCTGCCCGCACCATTGCTTCGTGCCAAGCTATAGCATTCATACTGCTGGCTACCCTCGCGATAGTCTCAACTTCGTCAAACATCGCTTCGACGGTTTGGCCTCCTATCCATACTAACGAGGCTGGATCAACGCCTAGCGCTGTCATGTAGGCTCTGTTTCTGCCCCTCTCTGTATCGGCCAATACTCCGATGCCGCCTTCTGCTTGACACTGTGCGAATATTTGATCGAGCATTGTGGATTTGCCTGCGCCTGCCCACCCGCTGATCTCACTGATTCTGCCTAGTGGTAGCCCGTCGGTGCCTAGCGCTCTTTGTAGCGCGATATTGTTGACGCCTACAAAACCGCGTGGACTGGCGATCTGATCGCTCATGTCTAGCGTCGATGCACTGCCGACGCCATGCGCCTGCGACACATGGCTTGCGAGCGCTCTGGCGAATGGGTCGCCAACGATTTTTCTTACTGGTGGCTTTTTAGGTGCTGGTGGTTTTCGCTTTGCCATATTGTCAGTCTCCTTGAATGCGTTTAGTAGCTGTGTCCAGAGTTGGTATCGGCGGTACGGTGAAGGCGCGGTTGTGCGCCTGACAATCCTTACTGATTGTCAGGACACACTCAACACAGGCTCTGTCGTCTGGCCAGTGTTTACCGAAACAGTCTGGCTCTAAAATGCCGCCCCGCCTGCTGGCTTTGGGGGTGCTGGTGGCCCTGCCTTTCGCTTTGGCGCTGTTGGTGCTTTAGGTGGCGCGATAGTTTTAGGCGTCGTCAGCGCTGTGACTAATGTGGCGATCTCCGAAACATCTTTCGCCATTTGCCAATCTGCCATACCGTCTGCCCAAACATGATGTTCGTCACCACCTGCTGCGACTAGCTTTGCCACTGCTTCGGCTGTCAATCCGCTTTGGTCACCACTTGCGCCGCTGTAGTGGTAGGTCTTACCCTCAGCTTCTATTACAACGGGTGGTGCTGGTGGAGCTACTGCCGCTGGCGCTGGTGTTGTCACTGACGCTGTGGATCTAGCGCCGCTGGGGCGCGGATCGAGTAGCGCGGCGATCTCCTGTAGATCTGCCATGTCTGCGACCTTAGCTAGTGATGACAAGTCTGGTAGATCGTCCATTATCGGCTTTAGGTTGTCTGCCACTGGTGAAGGATCTAGATCGGTGATGCTGTACCTGATATCCCAACGCTGTGGGCCTATCCGATTTGTGGTCAACATCAAGTTACGACCCTCGTCTGGATCGTCAATGAAACAGCGCTTAGCAACGGCTATCTCGCAGATGCTGTTGTTCAAGTTTTGGCTGTAGCCCCAAACGAATGGCCCTTGATCACTTTCAGCTTCTGGTAGCACAATGACAGCGAAACAGCGCGAACGGATTTTGAGATCCTTAGCCGTCGCTTGATGCCGTTGATCACGCGACTTGTATAGGTCACGCCTCAGTTGGCACAATGGGCAACTACTAACGGTGTCAGCGCTGTCGTGGTCGTCTGGACAGTTTAGGACTTTAGTCTTGCCGTCAACTGTTAGGATATGCTGATCTGTTCTTACCCAATACTCGTCGGAGTACTCACCGCTTGCATCCTTTCTAGGTAGTACACGGACTTGCACCCGTGTTTTCTCACCCTTTCGGACTGGTTTCGGTGGACTGAACCAGTTGAAGTCACCGCCCTTGCTGGAACGGGTGGATCTCTGACCTGAACGGTCTAGCTCTCTGCTGTAAGCGCTTATATCTCTTGCCATGTTTTAGTACCTCTGTGGGTTGTTGGAATGGTTGTTTTTATCCGCGTCTTGGCGGCGGCGGCGGTGGCTTATTACCGCTGCTTTTAGTAGTAGTGGGTATATCGCCGTATGTGTCACGGGTTACCTCGCGAATAGCCCAAATCCTTGACTCAGCCGCTGACAATGCTGCGTGCAAGACTGCCCACGCCTCTTCTGCTTTGTTCTGCTTCTCCCAATGCTCACGGTATTCTGGTAAGGTTCGGATATAAACATCGACTGCGCTGGCCGCTGGTAG